CGATGGGCCGGTGGCCTACTTCCGGCTGGATGAAACCAGCGGTACGACCGCGGCCGACAGCAGTCCGAGCGCCCTGATCGGCACGATTTCGGGAGGCGTGACGCTCGCTCAACCGGGCGCCTTGCGGTATGACCACGGCGCGGCCCTGTTCAACGGATCGACCGGACGCATCACGGTGCCGAACGGATCGTATGCCGCACTGGGGACGGGTCCGGCGTCCGTCGAGCTGTGGTGCCGCATCGGTGCCCTCCCGGTGGCCTCGGCGTTCTTGTTCGATACGAAAGTGGCCGGCTCCAACGGCGCCGGCTTGGCCGTGAACATCGGCCCCACCGGGGTGCTCGTCTTTCGGGCGGGAAACGGAAGCGCCCAATTCAACGTCACGACGCTCGCCGCGACGTACCACGATGGCCAGTGGCACCACGTGGTCGGCGTTTACACCCGCGGGGTGAATGACGTCGCGTCGATCTACATCGACGGCGCGCTCGTCAATGCGCAAACCGCGCCGGCCGCCGGATGGAACCTCACGTCCGCGTTCGGGCTCGGGCTCGGGATGTATGTGACGGACATCGCGCCGAGCGCGAACGCCTTCACCGGCTCGCTCGACGAGGTGGCGCTCTATCAGGTGGCGCTGACCGCGATCCAGGTGGCCGAGCACTACCGCCTCGGTCGCATGGCATTCCCCGATGCGTACGTCGTGGTGCCCGCATCATGAGACCCGGCGATCGACTCATCAAGGATTCCAGCTCGGTGATCACGCGTGGCTTTGACTGGACCGCGTACCTCGCCGCGCTCGGATCGGGCGTCCTGATCAGCAGCAGCACATATGCCGTGAGTCCCGCCGGGCTGACCATGGCCGCGCCGGGCATCGTGACCGGGAGCCTGAAAACCGTCGTCACCCTGTCCGCCGGCGTCGAGGGCGCGCTCTACACGCTCACGAATCAGATTGTCACCAGTACCGGCGTCACGGAAGAGCGCTCGATCACCGTGCGCGTGAGGCAGCTCTAGATGCCCAGAACTGCCAGCACCGCCCAACGCGATCAACGAGTGGCCCTCCACAACCCGGGCCCGGCCGTGCCGAATGGGCTCGGCGGCTTCACCCATGTGTGGACGGCGCTCGACCCGCCGGTGGTGGATGTGCAGCTCGCGCCGGCGACCGCTCGCGATCTCGAACGCGTGGCCGTCGGCACCGTCCTGTCGACCGCGTCGCACATCGCCACGATGAACTATCACGCCGGCGTCACGCTGAAGACGCGCCTCACCAAGGGCCCGCGCAATGCCGACGGCAGCCTGGTCGCGGGCTCGCGGCAGTTCTCGGTGACCGGGCGAGTCAACCCGGGCGAACGCAACGTTGAGCTCGTGCTCGTGTGCGTCGAGGTCCTGTCGTGAGTACGCCGCGCCTCCGGTGGGAAGGCCTGCAGGAGCTGATGGCCGAGATGCGCCGGATGCCTGAAGAGGTGACCAGCGAAGCCGCGAACATCATCGAATCGGCCGCGAACGGCGCCGGCGCGACCATCAAGGGCGGCTATCCCTCGCGCACGGGCAATCTCCGGAACAAGCTCACGGTCGAGCATCGCCGCAGTCGATTCGGCGCGCGCTCGGTCGTCGTGAATACGTCGAAGCACGCCGACGAATTCGAGCACGGCACGCAGGGCCGGCACACCGCCATCGGCGCGAACCGCGGCGCCATGCCCGCGAACCATCTGTTCACGCGCACGGTGATCCAGAAGCGTCGACAGATGTACGAGCAGCTCCAGGAGCTCCTCGAGCGGAAAGGGCTCACGGTGACCAACGATGCCTAACGTCACCAAGGTCACCTCCGCCCTGGTCACCAAGCTCGGCGCCGATGCCGCGTTGATCGCCCTCATGCCCGACGGCGCGTGGTTCAAGGTCGCGCCGCAGGGGGCCACGCGCTTCGTCCTCGTCTCGCTCATCGACGCGGTCAACGAGCCGCAGCTCGGTGGCAAACGCGCCGCCAAGGATTGTCTGTACCTCATCGACGCGCGCGCCCTGGCCACCGGCGATCCGACCGCAGCGACCGCCGTCGATGCGGCCGCCGCGCGGCTTGACGATCTCCTCGACCCGCAACCGCCGCTCCCGCCCGCGACCCTCGACGTCGAGGGCTACTCGCTGGTCGATTGCCAGTGCGAAGAAGACGTGCAGGACACCGAGACCGACGACGTCGACCCGTCGATTCTCTGGTACCGCGCCGGCGGGCACTTTCGCATCCAGGTCGCGCCTCTGTAACCCGAAGGAGTTTTGAATGCCACCCACCGTCACCGCAGATATTCAGTTCAGCGTTACCGGGCAGCACAGCAGCGTCCTCGATCTCGGCACGGTCGCCTTGCCGTTTGCCTTGAGCGCGGCGCTGCGGCTGACCACTGGCACCGGCGCCAGCATGGCCGACCGCGTGTTCACCGACACGCGGACCTTGCTCGCCAGCGCGACGGAGGACCTCGACCTCGCGGCCGTGCTCGTCGACGCGCTCGGCGTGGCGATCACGTTCGCGAAGATCAAAGCGATCTTCATCAAGGCGGCGGCCGCGAACACCAACGACGTGCAGGTCACGCGACCGGCGTCGAACGGCGTGCCGCTCTTCCTGGCCGCCGGCGACGGGATGCTGGTCAAGCCCGGCGGGTTCCTCGCGTGGGCGCTGCCCGGGACCGGCATCACGGTCACCGCGGCGACGGGTGATCTCTTGACCTTCACCAACAGCGCAGGCGGGACACCGGTCACCTACGACGTCGTCATCATCGGCACGAGCGCGTAGCGAGGCGCGACGGCCCAGCGGCAATCGGATCGAAAGGTAGAGAGACATGGCCATCAAGACCGGACGCTACGGCACGATCAAATTCGACCCGGCGGGGGTGACCCCGATCGCGCTCATCTCCCTCAACATGTGGAAGCTGAGTCTCAAGACCGAGTACGAAGACGTCACCTGTTTTGGCGACACGAACAAGGTGTACGTCCCGGGCCTGCGCGACATCTCGGGGTCGACCGCCGGGTTCTGGAACTCGTCGAACGTCGTGCTCTTCGACGCGACCGAGGCGGAAACGCCCGGGCTCCTGGAACTCGCGCCGAACTCGACCGAGGCGACGTTCAAGTGGACCGGCCTGGCGTACATGGACGCCGACATCGACTGCAGCGCCAAGGGCGCACCGAAGGTGTCGAGCACGTTCAAGGCCGCCGGCGCGTGGGTGATGGCGCCGTAGTCGTGGCGCTGTTCGCGCACCTCCGCATTCATGGGACCGATGCCTCCATCTTGTGGGGGTATCGGCCCGCCGCGGAGCTCCGCGCCTGGTCGATCGCCCGGATCAACGGGCAGTGGACGCTCATCGGGTCGCTCAAGCGATCCGATGCGTACATGTGTCGTCAGAAGGGCCTGCTCTTTACGGCGCCGCGCGAGGGCGCGCACGACGGGTTCTGGGCGTGGGCCGTCCTGTCGGTCGAGGTCGTCAATCTGCAACTACGGGCGCGGCTCGGGCCGCCGGAGCAATAGCCACATGGATCGAGTCGTAGGCGTCAAGGTCGACATTCTCCCCATCTCGAAGGGCGACACCATCACCGTCCGCCGATCGCTCAACACCGGCGAACAACGCGCGTACCTGCGGCGCGGCCGGGTCGAACGGGCCGATGGCACGACGGCGCTCGACCCGCTCGATCTCGGCGTGAGCCTCGTGCTCGCCTTCCTGTTGGACTGGACGCTCAAGTACGCCGATGGGTCCCCGATCGTGATTCGAGAACCGAACGGCCAGCCGAAACCCCTCGCCGAGGTCGCCGCGGCGCTCGACTCGCTGTTCCCCGACACCTTCGGGGAAATCAAGGAGGCGATCGAGATTCACAGCAAGGCCAAGGACGCCGAGCGTGCACTGGAAAAAAACGGCCCGGGTGGAGAGATGACCTCGTCAGCGATCTCACCATCGCAATCCGATGCGGCTGGCGCGTCGAGTGGGTCCGAGAGCTCGACCCCGACGAGTACGACGCTCTAGTCGCACTGCTCAACGCGAAGTCTGACGACGAGAGCGATCCGCCGCCGCCGACCGACGACGACCACGATCACTTCGCCG